CTTAAGACACACCTTTGCAAGTCATTTCATGATGAATGATGGCAACATATTTACACTGCAAAAAATACTTGGACATTCAGACCTCAAAGACACAATGAAATATGCTCATTTATCACCATCACACTTGCAAGATGCTATTGGGATTGTTAGTTTTTAAAATTATTATTTTTTAATTATTATTCTTTTATCAATGAATCCATTAATATTTCGACCATATTTAACACCTTTGTTATTACAACTAACCAAGCAATTTATACATCCTTTTCTATTTGGCCTCCTTGTTAAATTTCTTGCAGGTGTTTTAAACAAATTTCCACAATTGTTACATATACATAGATATTGCTTTCTGGTATCAGATTTCCCCTCGTAGTCTTCACATCTTTCTATAACCTCTATGACTCCAAATTGTTTACCTTCTTCAATATTCATTTTAGATAATTCCCATTAGTCCATATTCTCAAATTAATAAAAAAAATAAATACTCTTACTAGAATAAAAAATAAAAAGTATATTAACAGGAGAGGTGAGGAATATGCTATTAATAAGTAAATTATTAAATCTCCAAGGGTGTAATATTCCTTTTTAAAACTTATTTCTTCCCAAAGTAGAGCTACAATAATTGAAATTGCAAAACTAAACACAAATAAAAATAGAGCTAACTCAAATCTATCCATATCAATTCACCTTATATTCTATAGATGTGACATTAAACAATTTCATAATATCCATTGCCTCATAAATACTTTTGAACTCTTTCCAATTTGACCACCAAAGAAAGGTTTTGATCTGTATTAAAAAATATCTTTCCCAATCAACCCCCTTTGTACCTCTACTTTTTGGTATTATTCTTATTTTCATATCAACTCACCGCAAACCCATTATTTAACCAATCCATAACCTTTTCAAGAGGGTAGCGATATTGCTTACCGCTAATCCTAATGTGTGGCAGTGGATTCTTTTTCTTATTCACCATGCGAGAAACCCATGATTTATTTACTTGCAGTCTCTCGCATAGCTCCTTAGTCGTTATTAGTGTTGGCATTCTCAAAACTCCCTTCAATGTTTTTCTTAAGATCTTGCATACAAGCGTGAGTAAACTGAAACTGGTCTATGTTTAAAACTGTGCATAATCTTTCAGCTTTCTTTAGTGGCACAGAACAAAGACCACGCTCCACGTTTGAAATAAATTGACCATTTTTATAACCAAGTCTGTGACTTAAATCTTGCTGCGATAAAGTAGTCTTGTTTCGTGCTACTCTGACCAGCGTTGCAATGTTGTTAAATTTTTTCATTAACTATCCCTTTCCATTGTAAATGTGTATCTAGTGTGTCCTGTTATTGTAAATTTGTTATTGCACTTTGGACACTCTTCTTCCGACTCTTTATCGTTTCCAGCGAAGCTTACACAAGACTCATAAGCATCATACTCAAATGTGCACCAAGGGCATTTAACTAAATCTAGCTCATCATAATCCCAACTACAGTAGTCATCATCAATTTTAGCTTGCCATTTAGCTTTTTCGATTGCTTCTTCTCTGTCGTGACAGATATTGCAAACCCATCCGTTTTTGTTTCCCCAGCGAGTAGTTACTTTCTCATCACTAGTGTGAACCCCACACTTGCTACAAACGTCATGCTTATTACAAATCGAGTAGCACATCCAGTCCTTTTTATCTCCACTGCACTCATAACATCCGTTAGCCCACCACCATTCACCTTCGACCAAAACAGCGTAGTACTCTTGCTTTTCGTGCCTAAGGGTTATTACGTCGGGATCACCTTCGTTTGCAAAATGCCTCTTTAATTCTCCTTTTAGATTAAAGTCTTCTCTAAATATTTGTTTTCTTCCAGATCTAGTTCTTTTCATTGTGGGAGTTAATCTTGAATCATTTATCTTTTCTACAAGTAAATTCTTAAAGCCATAGTTGTCTATTATGTAGTCTTTATTTCTACTCATCACTACCACCTTTTAATATTTTCATAGCTTCCATTATTTGAATGTCACACCATCCATTTTCACCCTCAAGTATCTTTAAAGCTTCTCTCATCAACTCATCTTTAACTTCTATAGTTCTCAAAGCATCTAAGTGTAACTCATGAAGTTCCCAATATTGATCACTTGCTTTCTTTGACATAATTTCTTTGTCATCTATTATTTTTCTTAAGGCTTTTACTTGTCTGTGAAATTCAACTATGTCTTCACAAGCTGCATTTAAAGCTGGTTTGTAATTAAAATTGTAATAGTAAACTAGTTTACCTATTGATTTTGTAATATTCTCTTTGTCTATTAGCTTATCCATTATAACAATTTTCATATTTCACTTACCACCTTTGTGTTTATCATAATAATTATTTATAGGATCTAAAATCTGCCAATAATCGTGACTCCTCAAGTCTTTCAAAGGGTTTCCCTTGATGTTCTTAAGAACACTCTCAGCATCTTTTAATCTATCTTGAGTTTCTGCTAGTTGTTTTTCCAAGCTTGATGTGTATTCATAACTATGCGTAACACCCTTTCCTGCTAAGCCTATCCCACCGTTAGATTGTTTAAAAGGCATCACACAAAACTTTTTTAATATAATTTCTTCAAATTTATCACTCATACAAAAAACTCCTTATCCACTCAGCGACATACAGAATAATATAAGCACCAATCATCATGCAGATTGCTATCGTGTGGAATACGTTAAAGTTATTCATTTCTACAATCCTCACAAGCTAAAGCTTCACCGTATGGAGTATCAAGCCAATCAAGTTCTTTTTTATCTTTTTCTTTGTTGCACATATCGCAACTATATTCTTTACTCATAAGCACCCCTCTACATTGGTAGCAGTTAAATCCTCTACAAATTTAAAGACACTACCATTTTGAGTGTCTGGATTATTTGAAGCATGGTAATAACCTAAAGTGTGAATAAACTCATGGTTGATTGTAGAGACAATACTTTTATTATCTCTCCATAGTTGTCTAGTATTTATAAATATCTGATCACTACCTTTATTTACATATCCATTAACTGGTGTAAACTTCCAAGCTATCCAATTTTGAGTGTAGAAATTAACAAAGCCCTGCCCTGACTTTAAAGCTTTGTTTAAAATAACTTCGCCATTATCATTGGTGTCAGTGAAATTCTTTCCAGCTTTAAATTCATCTTGAAAACTCTTTTTATTAATCACGCAGTTTGAAGCTGCGACAAGTTTCTTCATTCTCTCATTGCCAGTTTTATCAATAATGAGGAGTTCAGATTGAATAGGATCACTGGCAATCGGATCTTGTTTTTTATTATTACTCGCACAGGCGTAAACTGCGACGAGTAATACAAACTTAATAAATAGGTGAGTGTTTAGTTTTTTGTTTAGGTTGTCCATCAGCAATACACTCCATCAATTCCATTCATCCAATCTGCACATAAATCGGGTTTTTTGAACGCTTTGTTTTTAGCTGCCCTTAAGTTTTTGTACCTAACAGAGTTAATTGATCTGCATTTTTTACAATCACCTGTGAGTCCGTCTTTAGTACTCCCACAAGGCCCAAAAAATTCTCTTGTGGCAACTTTAATTTCTTTACAGTGAATACACTTTTTAAAATTTATTTTCCCCATTTACCTCTCTCCTTTTAACTTGCATTTTTACCTTCACCAAACCTCATGTGCCACTGCCTATGGCAAGACTGACATAACCACCTTACACTTAATGGTTTATTATAATCATCGTGATGAGCAACAACATGATATTTGCTCTGGCACTCTTCGCAGATATCAATCTTTTTTAACTTATTATCTCTAATTGCATTGTTTACTTTGCAGTGTGCACTATATTTTTTAGGATACTTTTTTCTGTAATCACTCATATAAGTTGGTTTTTGTCTATTACCTCGATATCTGTCGTAAGCTCTTATCTTTTCTATGTTTAATAATCGATGCTTGGTCGAGTCTCTTTTTGCGCATTCCTTGCATTTATTTAGGTGGCCATCTTTCATTTGTTTATGAATATAAAACTCATTTAAATTTTTACTTATTTTACATTTAAAGCATTTCTTCATTGTTACCTCGCTAGAATGGAATAGATTCATCCGCAAAACTATCATTCACCTCTGGTTTAAAGTCGGGGGATGAGCTATGAGTCCCACCCCCCTTTTTATTACCTCCCTGAGTATCGGGCTCAGAGCTGCCAATAAATTGTATGTGCGTGGCATTAATTTCGGTTGTGTATTTTTTTACACCATCCTTATCATCCCAACTTCTATAATTAATTTCACCTTCAACAAGGCATTGTTTACCCTTGCTCATATATTGATTTGTAAGTTCCGCAAGCTTTCCCCAAACTACAACTCTGTGCCAACTAGTTATCTCTTGATCATTGCCGTTTTTATCTTTAAATTTCTTTGACGTTGCCATTGAGAAATTACAAACAGCATTTCCATTGGGAGTGAATTTAAGTTCAGGGTCTGCTCCCAAACGTCCTAGTAATAGTACTTTATTTAAGCTCATATATTTCCTCCAATAATAGAATTGAACTGATTTCTTAATCTTTCTTTTTCTCTTTCCTGCTTCTTTTCTTGTTCTTCTCTTTCTTTCTTTGCGTAGCTAAGTGCTAACTTAAAATCACCGCCATATCTTTTTAAGTCTTTAATTGCTAATCTCTTGAATAGTGATCTGGATAAATTTGTGCCTTTCAGGAAGTCTTCGCAGCCACCAAAAAAAACCTTAAGCCAAGCATCAATGTATTTTTCAATTACTTCTTCACCGAATTTTCTTTTTGCATCCGCATAGTTTTTATTAAATTCTTGAATGTCTTTTTGAACAGTTTCATCCCTAATTGGACTGGCATCTTTATCAGCTTTTTTCTTACCTTGAACTAAAGTTCTTATGTTTTGAGCAGTAGGAAATTTTTCTTCACCTCGAGAAATTAAAGACTCCATTGCTGACTCGATATCCAAAGTCGATATTTTCCAGATCGTTAATCGCTCAGACATTCTCTGAATTTGCTCGTCTGAAATTCTTGATCTGAAATCACCTGAGTATTGTGTCAAAGCATTTTTTATTGAACTCATACTTTTAAATTCGCTTTGTTGAAGTTCACGCATTTTCGACACCCCTTGCAATTCTTTCAGATTTCTTTTTTTGTAAATAAATTTGGTATTGCTGATCTAGGTTTTCGTCGGTGATTTCAGACACGTTCTTATTGCTATCAAATTTGCCGTTTAAGACGTCGACAATTTTACCCGACTCTAACAACCAATCCAGCGTGCAAACGAATCCTCGGTCATTCTCGCCATTATAAAAGGGTATATTTTTCACAAGCTCAAAACATTCCTGCCAAGTTGATATTTTTTTAAGCTCAGGTGCGTGTGAAACCACTTCAAAAAAATTATCTCTCGACGATGGCTTCAATCCACGAATGTGTTTGAAAGCCTTATGGCCAGCAAGGTGGTTATTCCAAGCTTGGATCACGTTGTCGAAAAGGTCATTTGAAAATTCCAAAACATTTTTTTTGTATTCAGTTTCTTTATCTTTATCCTTATCTTTATCCTTATCTTTATATATATCCTTATCCATAAGACTTGGTGAAGTCTTGCTCAACCCTTGCTCAACCCTTAAAAATAAACCATGTTTCTTTAGTGATTTAATAACTGGCTTATGTGGATTGTAATTTTCTTTTAAATCTCCATACTGAAATTTAACAAAATCAACGATCCAATATTTATTTTCTGATATTTTTTCTAATCTTTTTCCAAATTCATTGAGGTCATTTTCTTTTATTTCTTCACCAATCTGGAAAGATACCAAGTCAATATCTAAATCAACAACACCTGCATGGTCGCAATGCAATCTAAGCCATTCCCATAAGCATTTATGTTTAGGTTTTAATTTTCTAAACCATGCCTTTGAATACATATTTGTATCTACAAACCTCTTACTCATTCCCAATATCCCTCTTTTTTGTGTACTCTAAGCTGCCTTATCTTTCTGTGTGTGCCATTGATAACCAAACTCAATACCTAACTTAGAGAGCATTTCATCCATTTCGCTTATAAATTCTGGTATTTTTTCGTCAAATTCTTTCATTTTTTTCTCATCTCTCTCTATAGTCACGCAGTGAAATTGCTTTTTTGTCATCCTTGGATCGTAATTAGCAAAGTCCCAGAAATCTGCATTAGTAACCCACATTGAATATTGACACTGGTCTATGTATTCTTTTTTTATTTTTTCTGAACATACAAATTCTATAAAAACCCTAGAGCTGAAAGGACATTTTAACTCCAGAGGTCTTTCCCCGTAGCCATCTGGACTTGCTGCACACCTCATGCTCTTGTCTTTAAATATAATTGGAACTTGTTTAAAGTTAGTCGCCATCTCAAATTCATAAATTGATCTTGCTGCAAGTTCATTTTCCTTTCCCCAATCTAAAGCCTTTGCGTTTATTTCTGGCATTTCTCTCGTTGCGATTTGTGCTATTAACTCAGCCATATAACCATTCCTCGTTGCAGATCCCTTTTTGGCTAGAACTTTCGAGACATTTGATGCCGAAATTACTCCTAGCTTCATGTGCAACCATTCATCACTGCCCTGTTCAATTTTATTTGGGTCAAATCCAAATAATTTTTCCATTTCTTTTAATTCTTTTTGAACTTGCTCTAGTGTTTTCATTAGTAATTCCTTTTTGGTGTTGTGAAAGCTTTTTCTATATCCCAACCAAGCTCTTTTATTCTTTTTTGAACTAGTCTCCTGTATGTATTTTTGGACAACCTTAAGGATGCTTGTGTTGCCGTCTCTCCATTGAATACTATTTCGTCTTTCCTAATCCTTCTGTTTCTTTGTTGAATATCTTTAGTTGCCCATATGCAATTTTCTGGGTTGTAGCCCTTGTTATTATTAACTCTCTCTATGGAGTGTTTACGACTTGGTCTTAATCCCATATCACTTATGAACTGCTCAAAACTGTTTAACCATTCATCACAAACCTTAATGCCCCTGCCGCCGTAATTGTGATAACCCTTATTGTTCTTATTAGTGCATCTTTGGATCATTGCAGACCAAATCCAATATTCATGGGATGTGTTGTTTCTTGTAGAGTGTCCATGTTTGTAAGATGGATTTTTCTCACCACAATTTTTACCCTTGGCCATTATGCTTCCTTTTTTAATTCTTGATTACTCACCATTGTTCTTAACTGAATTAGAGCCTGTTCAGCTTCATTCATGTTCAAGTCACCAACACTTTCAACATTCTTTTTGATCACATTAGAGAAATAACCTAAAAATTGTTTTTCATTTCTATCAAGAGTTTTTAAACTGTTTTCAATTTCTTCTTTTTGAGAGTCTGAAAGCTTTGGTATTTCTTTTTCTTTATTGAAATCAATTCCTTCACCATTATCATCATCAAGGATTTTAACTGCATCGCTCATACGTTTGTCGTTCTTTGGCCATGTTTTAAAGGCACGCTTAATAACAGTCTTCTTGATCATTTCACCCTCATCTGTAGACCATGGGCACGACTTAACTTTACCGCTAGTAAATGCTTTCCATGCCTCTGTACGGTCACGAATTGCATATACCTCTTCAATGCTCATTATTGTTGTTAAGAACTCATCATCCTCAGTTTTGGCAACAACGTATGCACCTATATACTCCCCACGATCATCAAAAGGGGAGAATGAATGATCAGGCTTTTGACCAACTCCATTAGTTTTAAAGGTATCTTTTTCACAAACTAGTTCAGCTTGCACCCACTTGATACCACCACTTGCACAAGCAAGTTGGATGAGTCCCATGTATGAAATATCTAAACACACCCCCCTGCCTCTAGGGACAAGGTAGGCGTGCTTAGATGCGGGATTAAGGCTCAAGCCTATTGAAGCTATGTTCATGACTGCAAACTGTAATGATTCAGGATTACCGTAAGCAACTTTCATTAAATAATCGTTTTGCTTTAAAGCTTGGATTGCAAAGCTTGCTTCTTTTTGAAAGTTCACTGCACCATGAAGTTTTGCAATTTCATTAAAATCAGGTGCGATGCTATTAATTTCTCTTTCTAATACTTGTAAATTACTCATGATTACACCGCCTCTTGCTTATAGTCAGACGCAATAACCATGGCTCTACTGTTAACTTTATGAGCAATTTCATTATCTAAAGAGAAGTCAATTTCTTTAATTACGTTTGTGATATCTGTTCTGTAATTTGATTCTTTAAATACTTCATAGCTTGCAGATGCAGATCCGCTTCTATTTATTGAAACTTCCATTTTTACAAAATAGGTTACTTCTTTAGAATTTTTGGAGTGTTCAAAATTGAATTCGAATTCGTCATTGATTGTAATCATTATGCCTCCCGATAAGACGTAGTTATAAAACCATGTAAAAAATACATGTTTAGTGTGTGTCTAATGTTACTGATTAGCTTCCGTGCTAGTGTTTCCTAGGCTGCTTCCTCGTTACCTTTGCTAACAGGAAATAGCTCATTTTCATCAAGACCAGTGAACTGTGCCAGCAGTAATCTGATCTGTGCGTTAGGGATATAATTTTCTCTGTAAAGAATACTTTGCAGAGTGCTGAATTTAATCCTAACTGCGTCTATTAAATCTCTTTCAACATCAGGGTTATTAACCCTCATATCGTTAATACGTTTTTTTAATAACTGTGAGTTTTTGTGTGTGTTTTTCATACATAGAGATTAGTGCGTATTCGCATTTAAATCAATAGTTTTTTGAGCGAATACGCTCTTTTGTAATATTATTAATGATTTATACTGTATTAGAGGTATGTAAAAAATGCAGATTGGCAGTAGAATTCAAAAATTTAGAAAAGAAAAGGGACTTTCTAGGGAGTCTCTTGCTGCAGATGTTGGGGTAGCTTCCTCAACGGTCTTAAGGTGGGAGAAAGGGCAGTTAGTACCTAGTTTTGATAATGTTATGACTGTATGTGGGGCTTTAGGTTTAAGGGTGTCCGAACTTATAGGCGAAGAAGTTACAACTAATTTTACCCCAAATTTACCCGAAATTTTCCAATTCCTTGCTCACAATAGCGACTTTATTAAAAAGCTTTCAACGCTGCCAGATGAGGAGTTAGATATCATTAAAGATATGACTGAGGCATCGATAAAAGCTGTAAATGAGCAAATACAGCAAAGCAGTTCACAAGCTTAAGGTTTGTCTTCTTAATTAATTTAACTTCTACAACAATTCTATCGTTTTCAATAACTAACTCCCTCTTGAATTCTCGGGAAGTTAGGAATTTCTTGATTATTAAATACAACCTTCTGCTAATACAACTCACGATAATTTAATTTTAATTTAAATATACCGAATAGCATAACAGGAAATAATTACTAAGGAGTTGAAATGATTAAGGTTTTCTTAAGTTTTATTATGATTTTCTTAATATCTTGCTCAAGCATTAATTCAAAAAAAAATATAGAAAAAGTTAAAAAAAAGTATTTAAAACATAAAGTTAAGAAAAACTATGTTTTTGATGAGTTTTTTAAAGATTCTGAATCTATTGCAAAATTTATTCATGTTAAATGCAATGAAAAAGACTTTAATAAGATTGATATGGAATGTAGGAAACAATTAATTTTCATGTTTAAAAATAGATTGGATCTAAGTTATAAATACCCCATTACAGAGCTAGTTTTGAAAATGCAAAATTCTTACCCTATGAAATATACAGAATTAAACAAGGATATATTTTCAACTCTTTATAATATAGAAACTTTTTATAGATTAAGTAACAATGACAACATCGATTTTAAAATTAAAAAAGAACTTAAAGATTTAGAAATATCTGAAAAGCAAAGAAATGCTGAATTTATGAATTCTATTAAAGAAGGATTTAATAATAACAATAACAATAACTACAACACCAATACCAATATAAATTGCCATTCAAATCAAGTGGGCAATTCAGTCTTTACTAACTGCTACTAAATTAGGCCTTTACACCCTCACACTGTTTTTCATACCGTTTTATTACACACAATCGAGAATAAGACAGTCAACACAGTGAGAGGGACATGGACAAGGAATCAGTAATAGCTAAGGCCAGTGAGTATCTTGATTATTCAATAAATAAATATGCTGCTCATTTACCTAAAGAAGTTAAAGAAGACATTAAGCAAACTGGATTTGAACGAATCTTAAGGCATTTTGAAAAAATTAACTTTGACGAGCCTTGGAAGAGTTTCATCCAGAATCATTGTAATGGTACTGTTTTAGACTTCTTAAAAAGCCCAAAAAACCAAAGATATCATCAGGAAATTAACGAGCAAACATGTGAAGTTGATAGCTTTGATCTGTTAAATATTGGCTTGTTTTACAATTCTTTTGATGATCTAAAGTTAGATATTAAGTGGGATCTAGTCGCTAGACTTGCAAGCAAGGATGACAGAGTTTTGTTAGTAGCTCGCTTTATTCTCGGTCATACGCTTTCAGATATCTCAAGAGATTCAAATTTCTCACGTGAAAGAATTAATCAAAAATTTAAAGAGTTTTGTGAACTTATTGATGATCCATTTGAAATAGATAACAAATGGGTAAATCAGATTATATATGCCTTTGGTTTATCCGAGCATTTCGATATGAAAGCAGAGGACAATGGAGAGGGTTGGGACTTAGAGCCAGTAAATATATTTAAAACACAAGTTAATTTAGAAAAGAACGTTTACACACCACAAATGGAGTTAATTTGACGCATAAGCAAAAAAAGTCGGAGAAGCCCGCTCAAAAGGGCGATAGGGATAAGTCTGGCAAGTTTCAGAAAGGCAATGTGCCTAGAAATAAGCTTGATCCAGAGGTGAAGTGTATTAGGGCAGCTCTGAAAACAGAGATTGCCAGAGTAACTCACTTGCTTACTTACACCAAGGCAGATGCTGACAAGGTTTTAAAAGCCAAAGATAGAACATATTTGCATGAGATCATGGCAGATGCTCTTAAGAAAAAGAAACAATATGTAATTGATAGCTTTATAGATCGAACAATAGGTAAACCAACACAAGCAACATCTGTGAGTTTAAAGCAAATGCCTGATGATCAGCTGCTTGAGATGCTTAAGGAAGCGATGGAAGAAGTAGATGGATGAAAAAGTGCTCGTAACAGCATTAAATAAAAAGAAAGCTCTTGAGGTTGTAATGAGCAATGGTGAGCGTGTCTATGTTGAGCTTGTAAAGAGCAGCGAGAGCAACGCACACCTTTTAATAAAGGCAGTAGAGACAATAAAGATAAACAGATTAGAGTCAGAGAGAAAACAATATTATGAAAATAAGCGTTAGATCAGCAACGAAACAAGATATTAGCTTTATAACTGCAACTTGGATGCGGGCTTTGTGGCATTCAGGCATGTATAAGCATATCAGAAAGCAAATATTTATGACTGAACATCACGATGCAATTCAAAGGCGTATAAGAGCTTTAGAGTGCGTTGTTGCATGTAACCCTGATGATCCGTATGTCATTTACGGTTATCTAGTTTTTAGCCGCCCTAATGTTGTTCATTTTGCATACACCAAAGGTAGCTTTCGAGGTATGGGCATTGCTAAAAATCTAATTGGTCAATCTATTGACTCAGATAATATCGTCTATACACACCAAACAGATTACTCAAAAGAATTAGCTAGAGATAAAGATATCACCTTTAATCCTTACAAGTTTTATGAGGTTTTGCATGATTGAGCTTTTTGGCTTTCCATTTCCGCCAAGTACTAATGCTCTTTATAAAAATGCAGGTAAGAGAAGAGTGAAGACTCATGACTATAAAGAGTATGAATATGAGTGCGAGGCTTGGGAATACGAAAATATAAAGGCTTTGAAAAAAGCTATAAAGCTTCTTAGGGGTGAGCTTGTTGAGCTTAATCTTAAAGTGTTTGCACCTAAGTCCACGTGGTACACAAAAGCGGGTAAGCCAAAAAAGATTGATGTCACAAATAGAGTTAAGGCATTAGAGGATTGTCTCTTCAAAATGCTAGATATTGATGATTGTCATGTATTTAAGTGCACACAAGAAAAATGTATTTCAGATAAGAAATATGTAGATATAGAACTAAGGGAGTACAAATGAATTTAGGTAAAGTAAAACAAGTAAGATTTCACCAAGCAATTAGAATGAAGTCGCAAGTATTGCAATCAATCAACATTGAAAACAAAGCAGAGGCACAAAAGTTTGACTTAAACTTTGTTAGTGGGCTTTTGAGAGTTAAGTCTAAAAAAACAGGTATGGTCGCTTATGTTGGGCTTGCAAATATTTGCTACATGATTGTTGAAGAGGACAAGGTTGTAAATACACCTGTAGAAAATGAGGTTGTTTCTAATGAAAAGGTAGAAATTGAGCTTAGTGATTTAAACGCAGGTGAAGCAATTAAAATGGTAAGGGCAACTGATAAAAAAGAAGTTCTTGAGGTGTGGAAAGACATTGAAACTCGCTCAAGTGTAATTAAAGAGATTGATAAAAAACTTAAGTAATGCAACACAATCTTGATGACCTCATTCGTGAATTTGTACGCAGGCAAAGATTAAAAAACCCTGTTGATGTTCAGAGTGAGGTCTTAAGGTTGGCTTTTAAAAAGCAGGAAAATTACATTGAAGACAGATTGAGTGCACGTTTTAGATCAATGAAGTGCACTCGTAGAGCTGGCAAAACTAATGCTGATGTATTAGAAAACTTTTTACTTGCTGATATCTATCCTGAGTCAAGGCTTGTGTACGGTGGTTTAACTCTTGAGAGTGCCGTTGAGATTGCTTGGGACACATATCTTGAATTTGCAGAGGTTTTAAAAATAAAGCTTAAGACTAGGCAGGGTAAGTTTATGATATGGCCAAACGGCACCAAGCTTAGATATTTTGGTCTTGATTCATCCCAAAAAGAAATGCGAAAAATTCTAGGGCAAAAGTTAAGAAAAGCCTCAATTGATGAGGCGGGCTCAATTACTGTTGATATGAAAAAAGTAGTTTATCAGATGATCATGCCAGCTTTAGCAGATTTAAGACCTAACTCGTGGCTTACGCTTTTAGGAACTTGCGAGAATATCCCAAATACTTTTTTTGAAAAGGTTACTGAAAATAAAGAGAAGACAGTTGCATGGTCAAATCATGCGTGGACTGCTTATGACAATCCTCACATGCACAGGCAGTGGACGGATGAGATTAACGAGCTTAAGGCAACTAATCCAAAGGTTGTAGAGGCTTCATGGTTTAAAACACATTACCTTAATCAATGGTGTACCGATGATGAACTTAGAATTATTAATTTTAATGATGACAATATACTTGATGAGCTACCCGAGGGCGTGGAATGGCGTTTTATTCTGGGTGTGGATATTGGCTATAATGATGCTAATGCCTTTACGGTAGTTGCATTTTCTTACGACTCACCAAATGTTTATTTTGTTGAAAACTTTAAAAAAGCAGAGATCGACCTTACTGATGTTGCAAATATCATAAAGCACTTAATGGTTAGATATGATTTTTTAAAAATAAAGATTGATGGTGCAAATAAGCAAGGTGTTGAAGAGATCAAAAAAAGGCATGGCTTAAACCTTGAATCAGCTGAAAAAAGCGATAAGGCAACATATTTACGCCTATTAAAGGATGATCTTGCAACCAATTCTGCATTTTTAGTCGATAAAGAGACAAAGCCACTACAAGAAGAGTGGCAGGCTTTGCAGTGGGTTGATGAAATGAAAGAAAAAGAAGATCCACGCTGTCAAAACCACTCATCAGATTCTGCGTTATACGCATGGAGAGAGGCGAGGCATTACAGTTATACAGAGCCAGAAAAAGCACCTGATAGAAACTCACAGGACTATATGGATGATTTAGAAAGGCGTGAAGCTGAGCAGTTAGAAGAGCAATTAAGGGAGCAAAGAGAGTGGAATACAATGATGTATTAAATTTCATAAAAGAACTTAAACAAAATAAGGTTGAATACTACAAGGATGATAAAATTGAGCTTAGGTTGGATCTTTCTGCAACTGAGCCAATCGACTTTGCTGAATCAAGTGATGGTGAAAATTTAACAGCTGAGCAAAGACTTAAAAACGATCTTGTATATTCGGCAGGCCTTAAATTAAAGGTGAAAAAAGATGCAGAATAGCAACACTGAGCAACTAAACTGGTTTTTAGAAAAAGAAAAAAAGCAACTTGCAGATGCTTTAAATGCTAGACTTGACGGAATTGAAAAATCTCAGTCTTACCTCAAAGAAAGGGCTCAGTTATATCTTGCAATGTATGGGAATAAGCATGACTTTGGTATAGGGCCAATAGAATATGATTACTCTGACCCTACACATGGCTTAACTTTGAATGTTGTAGAAATAATGATTGATACTTTAGCATCAAGAGTTGGTGCCAATAGACCACGCCCATACTTTTTAACAGATGAGGGTAATTGGAAACAACAAGAGCAAGCAAAAAAGCTTAATAAATTTGTTTATGGGCAATTTAGTAGAGCTGAAACTTATGATAAAGGTTTAAAAGCGTTTATATGTGCTAGTATTTTTGGCACAGGTGTTCTTAAGCATTACATTAAAGAAAATCAAATTGAATCTGAGTGGGTATTGCCTACTGAGATTATTGTTGATCAGAAAGAAGCTCTCTATGGTAGCCCTAAAACCTTATTTCAGGTTCGCTATGTTGCACGTGAAGTATTAATGCACAAATACCCTAAGCACGCTAAAGAAATTAAAAATATTAACTACGACACTTATGATATTTACGGAGATCAAACGCTTTCAAATATGGTAAAGGTTGTCGAGGCTTGGCACCTTCCAAGTGGCGAGGGTGCTGGTGATGGTAGACATGTTATCTGTGTTAAAGATATTGTTTTACATGATGAGCAATATAAGAAGAAAAAATTTCCTTTTAGCTTTTATAGAATCTATGATCCAGTACTAGGTTTTTATGGTAAAGGTGTTGCTGAGGCTTTAGCACCAATTCAACTTGAAATAAACAAAACAATTAAAAAGATATCTCAAGCATTGCACCTTGTGAGTGTACCTAGAATATTTATTGAGAGAAATGCCAAAGTTAAAAAGAATCATATTAATAACCAAATTGGTACAATTGTAGAGTATGAAGGTAATCCACCTATATTCGATGTGGCAAGGTCTGTTAGCCCTGAGCTTTCTGGGTATCTTGAAAATTTATATGCCAAGGCATTTGAAGTTGTTGGATTATCTCAGCTGACTGCACAAAGTCGCAAACCTGATGGCCTTAACTCTGGTAAGGCGATTCGAGAATTTAATGATATTGAAACAGAAAGATTTAAGAGAGTAGCTAAGGAATATGAAAACTTTTATTTAGATATAGCAGATCATTATGTTGAGCTAGGTAAAGAAATTGCTGAAAAAGATAAATCTTATTCGGTTCTTTCAATTGGTAAAGAAGGAACTGAGAAAATTAAATTTAAAGAGATCAATCTTGATCGTGATGCAGCTGTCTTGCAGTCATATCCAACTAACATGCTACCAAAAGAGCCAGCTGGTCGTCTTGAATATACACAAGAGCTATTGCAGGCGGGATTTATTGGTCAAGAAGAGGGCTTAGAATTGCTAGAGTTCCCTGATATTAAATCAGTTACCAATCTTAGGACTTCTCCCTACAAAATAGCACAAAGAATTATTAACAATTTCTTAGAGGGTAAATTTTTAGAGCCTGATCAATATCACAAAAACGCATTAATATTGCCATATATTCAAAACGCATTGATGTATTATGAAACGCAAAATCTTGATGATGATAAGCTCAATCTATTTAGAGATTGGATTGATCAAGCATTATTAATAATAAACCCACCTGAGCAGCAACAGACTGAGCTAGAGGGTGAAGTTGACGCAGTTAATGAGCAACAATTAACGGAAGGGGAGCAAGTCGCAGCAAGCGGTGAGCTTCCACCTGAACAGTTATAAAAGGAAACAGAATGAACGGACAAGCAGCACAACAAATCAGTGAACAAAACCAAGGGCAGGCACCTCAAGGAGGTGGTGAGTCTCCATTTGCAAACAACGACCCAATGGCAGAGGCAATTAACATCATGGAAGGCACAAAGCCAGTTGATGAGGATGGTGAAACAGTTACCCCACCTAAAGAAACAGATGGTGACACTTTATCAAAGAAGTTTTCTGAAATTGCTAAGATAGAAACTAAGTATCAAGGTGAAATTAGAAAACTAAAAGAGCAAATTGAATCATTACAAGAAAGCACACAAGGCAAAATGTCACGTGATGAGCTTCTAAATCAAATAAAAGAGGAGTTTAGACAAAACCCTAGAGACTTTTTAGAAAAAAAACTTGAGTCTTCTTATGACGACATTAGCGATTTTATTTTAAATGAAGAGGATAGAACACAAGAAAATGAAACTAAAAGCCTAATTAATTCACTCAAAGAAGAGATTGAGTCTCTTAAGAATGAAAGAAAAGAAGAAAAAGAAACGCAAAAATCTCAAGAAGTTCAAAAGAAAGAACAACAATTTAAAGATAACATAAAGAATTTTGTACAAGACAAAGAGGATTACCAACTTGTTAAAGAGTTAGACCTTAGCGAAACTGTATTTGATGTAATGATGAATTATTACAATGAAAACGGCAAGACAATGGATATTAATGAAGCTTGCTCTCAGGTTGAGAATTACTATGTTGAAGAGGTGAAAAAGATTTCACACCTTCCAAAAGTAAAAAGTTTATTTAATCTCGATAATAAAGAAAATAATGAAAAAGATAATAGTGAAGACTTTTTTAGTAGCAGTGAAACTTTAACTAATGACATTAATTCAGCGGGCTCTAGTAGAAACCTTGATGATATGTCGACAGAAGAAAGAATTAAGCTTGCAGCAAGCATGCTTTAAATTAAACTAATCGCAGTCATGTTGGTTCATCAGTTAGTGAGCAAATAAAAATTTTATTTAACTTATTAACAAAGGATTACACATGACTTTAGATTTAACTAAAGCCAGAGCGGTACTTAAAACGCTCTATACTCAAAAAGAAATTCAAAATTTATGCTATAAGAATCACCCTTGGCTTGCATTAATCCCTAAAATGGAAATGTTTTACGGTTTTAATATGCAGGTTCCAGTTGTTTATGGTTCTAACCGTGGGCGTTCAAGCTCATTTGCTAGAGCACAAGCAAATAAGGGTAGCTCTAAGTATGGTGCTTTCTTTATTACAAGAGCTAAAGATTACTCAATCGCTGCATTTGATGGTGAGACTATCGAGTCAAGCGAAAACGATAAGGGTGCATTTGTAAACTTATTAAAACAAGAAATTGACGGTGCCATGATGAGTGCTGCTCAATCTGATTCTCAAGCAATTTGGGGTAATGGATCAGGTTCTATTGGTCAAATTGCAACTGGCGGTATTTCTGGAAACGTTTTAACTCTTAGTGATGTTGAAGACATCATTCACTATGAAGTTGATCAAGTCCTTGAGGCAGCTGCAGCTGAGACAACTGGTGGTACAAGATCAGGTAGAATGACAGTTGTTGCTGTTGATCGTGACCTTGGTACAATCGAAGTTGATACTAAGTCTACCTCTCTGGCAGCTGGTGATTATTTATTTACTGATGGTGATAGAAACTCAAAGATGAGTGGTTTTAATGCTTGGGTTCCAAGTACTGCACCAACATCAGGCGATAGTTTCTTTGGTTTAGATAGATCAGTTGATCCAACTAGACTTGGAGGAGTTCGCTTTGATGGATCTGGTATGAGTACTGAGGAAGCACTTGTTAAGGGTCTTTCAAGAATTGGGCGTGAAGGTGCAAGGCCAGACTTTGCTTTTATGAACTCTGGGAATATGGGTGACTTACTTCTTGAGCTTGGTTCAAAAGTTAATTATGTAGATGTTAAGAGTCCTTATGCTGATATTGGTTTTAGAGGGGTGCAGGTTCACTCTGGTAAAAGATCAATCACTGTTCTTGAGGATGATAACGTAGCATCTAACCAAATCTCTGTTGTTACTCGTAACACTTGGAGACTTGATTCACTTAAGGCACCAATCAGAATCTTAGACCTTGATGGTAATAAGTTCCTTAGAGAAAACGACTCTGATGGGTACGAGTTAAGAATTGGTGGTTATAAGCAAGTTGAGTGTAATGCACCTGCATACAACATGACTATTGCTTTAAGCTAATCTGTTAAGAATAAAAATAGCGGGGGTTATATCCCCCGCCAAATGTGGAGTATTTATGAGTAAAATGTATTATCCATTATACGGCATGATTGAGCAAAAAGGTGTTATCTTACCGCTAATAATCAATCTTGCAAGTGATGCCTCAGTCGACTCTTTTCAAGGAAAGGGTGTTGAGAGTGTCACTAAGTCAGGAACTGGTGAATACACAATCGTTTTAAAAGATAAATACAACAAACTTCTTTCAGCTGCACTAGGCAAGGCGGGAGCTATTGCCGATGTAGATCACAGGGTGAAGAGTGTTGATTTAGCTAATAAGACAATTGTTGTTGCAACAGATGACGGTTCGGTTGATGCTGATACCGCAGTTGCACACGCTGTTCACTTAACAGTTGTAACAACTAAATCATCGGTGGCGTAATGATACTTAACGGAAATAATAAAAAAAAGATTGCTCAGACAATAGTTGAGCAGTATGTCTCAAAGGATGTGCCCGATGTTGAGTACGATGCAGAGTTAGGATATGAAGCCTGTGCACGTGACATAATCGAAGCAGTTGAGTCGGGCAACATTGAGACACTTAAGCAGGCCTTAATGACTTTAGGTGATTTATTTTCCGAAAAGATGAATTACAAAGAAAAAGAAATTGAAGAGTTTGAGGGGTAATTAATGGGAACGGTAACACTTGCAACGTTGAGACAAAGAATAAGGCAACGAGCAAACATGGAAAACTCCCAATTTGTTACTGACTCTGAAATTGATGGTTACATTAACGATTCAATAGCTCGCCTTTATGATCTAATTATTGACCATAGAGGTGAGCAATATTTTGAAAGTGAGCAAAACATAACTCTTACAAAGGGCACATCAGAATATGATTTACCTAGTGACTTTTATAAAGTGGTTAGTCTCGAGGATGACTCAGGCTTTCCGATCGACACTTTCAATCGTAGGGATTATTTACATAAGTCCAGACACATTAAATATAACATTATGAACAACAAGCTTAAGTTTAATCGCAATGATTATTCTGGAAATGTTAAGCTTTGGTACGTGCCACTTGCACCAACTCTAAGTGATGATGCTGACACAGCGGATTTTTACAATGGTTGGGATAGGTTTGTTATAGTTGATGCTGCAATTGTGTGTTTAAACAAAGAAGAAAGCGACACAAGCCAATTAGAGCGTGAATTAATGACTCTTGAAAGGCGTATTCAAAACTCATCTGATAAAAATGATCATCAACCAAGCAAGGTTGTAGACGTTCAAGGATTTCATCACTATGGTGATAGAGAAATTTACGAAAACCAACTTTAAGGATTTTGTTACATCAAAGTTGCAGCAAAACTTAGATAAATTCTTTTTGCAGCTTTATTCTATACCCTTTCTTAAGGGTACATATCTTAAAGATATTCAAATAACCACAACTGCCCAAGACTTTGTTCATGGACTAGGTGAAGTACCACAAGGCTTTATTGTGCTCGATAAACAAGGGAATGCAGTTATATGGAGAAGTACGGCCAGTAATACCGTTATAAGTTTGCAAGCTGATAATGATGTCACTGCAAGCGTTTGGGTGTTTTAGATGCTTCAAAAATCAGAAATAGATATAAATCTAGCTCAAGGTTTAGAGACTCAGATTGATAAAAAGCTTGTTGAGGGTAAGAACATCTTACTTGAAAATGCTTCATTTGATAAATTTGGTGCAATCTCTAAAACTAATGGCCATGCAAAAATGACAATGGACATTGCTGGTGGTGGCTCATTGGCAACAAAAATTAAAAAAATCTTTAATCTAGGCAAGAACATCTTTGCCATAACTAATGATAGGCAGTTTTATTCTTATTATCCTCAAGAAGACAATTGGCGTTTAATGGATGGTGCCAAGTTCCCTGCAAAAATTGAATCATTTGATTTAAATTACAGAGGTAACACTCAAAACCTTCCAGATATTAGCTACAATGCTGATTTAAATATATCTGCAACAGTATATGAAGAGACAGATATTAATGATCAAGCTGTTTATTTAACGCTTAGAGATCATGAAACTGACTATGTAATCACAAGGCAGGTAGATGTTGAGTCTAATACGCCACGTGTGCAGATAATGGAGAGTGGTGGATCATATAAGATACTTGTTGTTTATAATAATTACGGTGGACTTAATTTAAAGTTTAAAATGTATGACCTAGAGTTAAATCTGCTCACTAATACAACAATCGGAATAATACCAAGTAAAAGGCCTGTAAATATTGATTATGATGGTACAAATGTTTTATTTGTTCAACCATTTTCAAGTGATATTAAGTTTGGAACTATTGCTTTTGATGGAACGGTAACAACTAACTCTTTTACACCGTCAAACGCTTATGGCTTAGGCTCAAAGGGTTTAGTGTGTAAATATGTTGATGGTGAAATTTGGCTCTCATGGGTTAGCTCAAGCTCAGATTTGATATTTAAGGCGTATGAAAGCGACTTAACTACAACATCAATAACTGAGACTAGTTTAAAGTCTTATGGTGCGAGTGAAGAGCTTTTAAAGATAGATTTTATTAAAACCTCAAGTAATGTTTATTTTTTTACTGAGTATGAAATTACTGGTTCAACCGTAATTGATAGCCTATCCAGAAATGTTGAGTGCCTTGTCTATGATACAGGTGTGACAACACTTTCAGATACATACAGGGCAAATAACTGCTTTTTTCAGTCACAGGTTTATTATGACAGCACTAGTGAAAAATTTTATTCTCTTCTTTCTTACAATTCTGCTCTTCAAAAAACTAATTACTTTTGTGAATTAGAGCTTACACAAGTTGATGGTAGCGATGTTATTTATCCCCACGTTTTAGCTAATACGACTAAGGGGTTAGCATCAGGGTATCAAGCAGCAACTGGCTCTTTTGTGCCTTCAAACATAGCCTGTAAGTTAATATTTTCTAATAACAAGTTTTACATGGCAGCTGAAAGAACTAGGCAATTTACAGATGCAGCTAGTCCCTTATTTGATCAAAGCTCAATCGAGCACCTTGAGATTGACATTGATGATTTTAATATAGATTTTGCAGAGTTTGGAAAATCTGTCTTGTTAGCAGCTGGAATTGTCCTTGAGACAGAGGGTGTTGCCGTTTTAGAAAATGGTTTCTTCTTAAACCCTGAGCGTGTGCAGGTAAGTGAGACAGGTTCAGGTGATATTGAGGCAGGCACAAGAGCATATGCAATTGTTTATGAGTACTATAACGCTAAGGGTGAGCTAACAAGAAGTGCACCTCATTTTACTGATAGCATAACTCAAACAGGGGCAGATAAGAGAAACACAATTGATATCGAAGTTCCTATCTTTGGACAAAAAGCTAATGAGAGATTAAAAATCATTGTCTATAGAACAATTGACTCAGGCACAGTTTATTATCGCCTAAATAGATTTGAAACCTCTTTTATAACAACTCCGTTCGCATCATTCACACCATATACTGATACCGTTGCAGATGCTGATATACAAGAAAATGAAATCCTTTATACAGCTGGTGGAGAGTTGCCAAATGATTCAGCACCGCAAGCAACGAGCATAGCAGTTAGTGGACGTAGAGCTATACTGGCAGGATTGAAAATGTCTAGTGATATAGCATACAGTAAGGTGCAGGTTTTTGAAGTCGCACCAAGTTTTTCTGATTTTTACAGAATAGAAACTGATTCAGCTAATTTTTCAGAGTCTGGAAAGGTTTTTGGTGTTGGTTTTCTTGATAGTAGAATTATTATATTTCAAGAAAGTGCAATATATATTGTTGCAGGTTTTGGCCCTGAGAATAATGGATTAAATAATGATTACACTGAGCCTGAGTCTATTTCGGATGAGGTTGGTTGTGTAGAGCCTAAGTCAATTTTAAACTTACCAGATGGGCTTATATTTAAATCTAGTAAGGGTTTTTATCTTTTAGATAGATCATTACAGCTTAACTACATAGGCAATGCAGTCAGTGATTTTGATCAGTACTTTATCACAAGCTCATTTATTGATGAGCAAAGCAATGAGGCTAAGTTTTTTACAAATGATAGCTATGTGCTTACTTATCACTACCTATTGGGGCAATGGAGTGTTGATACTTATGAAGCTGATGAGGCGATAATTGTAAACAATTTAATTTATCATGTTGATGGTGGGGATATTTACAAAGAAAGCTCGAGCTTTACACGAAACGGATCATTTTACTCGATGAAAGTAAGGACACCATGGCTTAAGATGAATACTTTAGCGGGATTTCAGAGGATAACAAGGGCGATCGTAACTGGTAATTACAAAGATTCTCATTCTTTAGTTGTTAGGGTGTATTTTAATTACGATGAAAGCACTTACGAGGAGCACACCATAGATGTCAACAGCGATCAGGTTTATCAATTACAAGCTCACATAGCACAACAGAAATGCACTTCCATAATGTTTGAAATATTCGATAATCCTGTAAGTGGTGGTGAATCAATGGAGTTAAATAAACTGACTCTGCAAGTTGGGCTTAAAAAGGGTACTGCAAAAAGTATTTCTACAAAAAGGTTTTAATGAAAAGCTTGTATTCAAAATATATTAAAGAACGTGAAGGCAAGGAAATAATTGAGAGTGGTATTGGCTTCATGACGTATAAAATTAAGGGTGATGAGTGCTATGTCGCAGATGTTTACATTGAGCCTGAGTTTAGAAAAAGCGGCATAGCATCTGAAATGTGCAGTAAGATTGAGAAAATAGCCAGAGAGAGAGGGTGCAAGTTTTTAACTGGCACAGTAACACCAAGCCTTGAGGGTGCAAACGTCTCTTTAATAAGTCAGTTAAATTATGGTTTTAAACTACACTCTTGTATTAATGATTTCATAATTTTAAAGAAGGATTTATAATGGGCGGCAAAAATAGTTTTTTCAGAAAACCATTTGGAACTGGCAAGGGCTCAGTTGCACAAATGACTGGTATGGAGACACCTGAGCTTGAAACACCTGAGTTAAGTGCAGCTGATAAAAAAAGAGCTAGTAACTTAACAGATGAGCTTGAGAAAGATATTGCAGGTGAGTCTGACTCAATGGCAATTCAGCAATATGAAAGGGCCCAACAAGATAACCTAAAAAACGCAATGGCACTAGGTCAAAGCACTAAGGGTGTGAGTAATCCAGCTCTGCTAAGTAGAAACGTTGCAGAGGCATCAAAAAACCAAGGCCAAGAACTTGCTCAGGCATCAGCAACTGCAAGAATGCAAGAAAGGCAAAGTGCATTGGATGCAATGAATAGGTACTTAGCAGCTCAGCAAGGTGTAGCACTTCAAAATGCTCAAATGCAAAACCAAGCAGATCAAGCAACTATGAACAGGCAGTCTAGCTTTCTGGGTAACGCAGGGATGGCAGCTGCGTCTTATTTTTCTGATGAAAACATGAAGAAAAATATTAAGAAATCAGATAGTGAAGCAACTAATAAGGTTGATGAATTTTTAAATGCCTTAGAGTCTTATACATACGAATATAAAGATGAAAAAAATGGCAAAGGTGAAAAGTCTGGTGTGATGGCACAAGATTTAGAAAAATCTGAGCTTGGGAAGCAAATGGTTGAAGACACCAAAGATGGGAAAATGGTTGATGTGTCACAAGGTTTTAGTGCCATGCTTGCATCTATTTCAGAGCTCAATAAAGAGATTCAAGAAATGAAAAAGAAGAAAAAGGGTTAAATATGCCTAAGCTTATAAGTGAAGACGAGAACTTTTTCAATGTAATGCGTGACGATGGTCAAGCCTTTAAAGTTGCTAAGAAAGGCATTGATCAGGGCAGGATGGGTTATTTCTCTGGCTTGCCTAAATATGATCCAAACCCAACACCAGAGCCTGCAAGCTCTGTAAACGCACAAAACGTGGCGATGACTGAGTCAGTTGAGCCTAAAACAGGTGTTGTTGTACCAAGTGAATACGAAATGATGACACCAGATATTAGCGACACTCCAAGGGTCGCAGATTTAGGTGGTGATGTGACTGTTGGTAAAGTCAATCCAGATCCCACTAGCGAAGTTGATTTAAGTAACTTTGCTATTCCTAACCAACAAGAGGGATCTGAAAGCACAAGCTCAGCAAGTCCTATGGATAATTATGCACAGTCTTTAAGAGAGTCTGCAAGTGTTGAAGGTGCAGGTCAGAAAAAACAAGCAGATGCTTTAGATCAAGCATTAAATGAATCCAGAGAAATAGCAACTGATTTTGACTCGCAAGAAAAACAGCTTGAAAGAGAGAAGTTGCAAGCTGAAAAAACATACAAAGAAGTATCAGAGGATTATTTTAACTCTAAAGAAATTGATCAAGATAGATATTGGGATAACATGAGCACAGGCAGAAAAATTATGGCAGGAATTGGGCTTGCACTTGCTTCATTGAATCCACAATCAATGCAAACTGCACTTGCTTCAATTAATAGAAATATTGATAGAGATATACAAGCACAAAAACTTGAAATAATGAAAAAGAAAGAAAAGGTTGCAGAGGCAAAGGGCTTGGTAGGTGAGTTTTATAAAAAATTTAAAGACCTTGATCAAGCTGAAAATGCTGCAAAAATGAGTGCTTTAGAAAAAGCTAAGCTTAAAATGCAATCTATTCAACTAAATACGCAGAATGAATTAGTCAAAAAGAAAGCCGAGACAGCTATTTCACAAATTGAAATGCAGCTTTTACAAGAAAAACAAAAGTTTGATCAAAAAGTAAAAGAAAGAACTGTTAACATAGGTCGATTCCAAGGCGAAGTTGAGAATAAAACAGAGGCCAAAGAATTTAGAAACACTCTTAGTGATCTTGAAACAGCTGAGCAAGGCATTGATAGACTTCTTGAGATAAATGAAATGACAGGTAAGTCATTAAGCCCAACTTTAAGATCAGAGGCTCAAACCATTCAGCAAACCCTAGTTGGTTTATTGCGTAGACCAATTACAGGGCCGGGGGCAATGAGTGATGGTGAGCGTGAAATGCTTAAAGATATGATTGCCAATCCTACTGACTTACTATCTTTAGATATGAACAATAAAACAAAACTACAAACGCTAAAGAAAACACTTAGAAACGCTGTAAACACTAAAGCTAAAAACTTAGGTCTTACAACTGATGCTGATAAAATTGGATTTAAAAAGAAATGAAAATAGTTGACGTTAAAAACAAAAAGCTAGTCAATGACTACACTGATGTAGAGAGAAAAATTGCATCTGGTGAGTTTGCTTTTGAAAAAGGCGTTGAGATTGAAGTAATTAGCCCAGAAGGTGAAAGAGGTACTATACCAAGCGAAAATGCTGCACGTGCATTTGCTGGTGGTTATACTTTTTACTCACCCAGAATGAAGCAAGAAGACGCTACAAAAGCAGAGTTTGGTGAGGGGATTGGTGCAGAGGCAACGGCAGCTGCACTAGGTGCTGCCAGAGGTTTAACTTTTGGGCTATCAGATCAAGCATTAACAAAGCTAGAGCTTTTAAAGCCAGAGGCCTTAAAACTTTATAGAGATTTAAACCCAACTGCATCACTTGGTGGGGAGCTTACAGGTGCCATCGCACCAGCTTTTTTAACAGGTGGTACAAGCGTTGCGGGATCTATTGCAGCAAGGACGGCACCAGCACTTGCAACAAGAGCAGGTTTGGCAGCTGGTAAGGTAGCAGCACGCAAGGCAACAGGTAAAATTGCCAGTAAATCAGTTAGTAAAATAGTAGAAAATGCAACTAAGGCAGGTGTTGGTAGTGCCGTTGAGGGTGCTTTATATGGATCAGGACAGCTTTTAACTGAGGATGCCATAGGTGATGCTGAGTTTAACGCTGAAAACCTTGTAAAATACGCCTCTGAGGGTGCTTTAATTGGTGGTGGCACAGGCACAACACTTAGTTTAGCGGGTAGTGGAATAAAAAAGGTTGGCGATGCAACTAGATCGATACTAAGTAAATCTTTTAAAGGTAAGAACTTAGATTCCCTTGTAAAAAAGACAAGCCTTGATGATGAACTGGTAAGCACTAACTTTGAAAGCCTAAGTGAAGACAAAATAAGAAAAGCAATTGAGCAAAGATTTAAGTCAGCTGGTCGTCCAGACTTAGCAGATGAGCCCTTGGGTGCTGCATCTGATAATTGGCTTTTTAGAATGACAGAATCAAGCCTTAGGAAACAACCAACTGCATTTGGCGAAAAGGTACGTGCAAAGTATGACGTTTTATATGAAGAGCTTGAGCGTGAAACAATGGGCATCTTAAATGGTGTGGATATTGATAAACCCGCACAAGAATTTGCACAAACTATCAAGGGCAAAGTAACAGGTTTACTTGATGATATGAATAACACTGCATCTAAGTTATATGATGACTTAGGTGATCAACTTGAGCGTGTGCCATTAATTCAGGATGATGTTGACGAGGTTATAGAAAGACTTTCAGGGCGTAGGTATGTTGGTGTTTTTAATTCAGATAAGTATTTTAAGCAATTAAAAGATAACTTTGATATGACTAATTTATCAGAGCTAAAACAAGTTAGGTCTGCATACGGTAGGAGACTTAAAGCTTCTTACGGTTCTGAGGATTATGAGGTAATTAAAGATATTTATGATGAACTAACAACATTAAGAAACAAAGTTACTAAAGAGGCAGCAAATGCCATAGGTGGCGATTTACCTAGTAAGCTTAGTAAAGCAGATGAGTATTATAAACTTATAAATAAAGAGGCACAAGAAGTTGGTGAGGCGATAGGTGTTAAGGCAAAAAACTTTAAAGACTTTCAAAAAAAGATAAACTCTTTAGATGATGCAAAACTAAGAAATAAAATTGTAAACCAGTATGATAAATCCAAACTAGATAAAATAAGAGCATTTGCACCAGAGGCTTACGAGGATGCTAGAGCATCAAAAATGGCAGAGCTATATAAAAAATCTCTTACTGGACAAACAGAGTTTAATGCAAAGAGATTTATAAGTAACGTTAAAAGAAATGATAAACATAGATATTTACTTTTTGGCGATCAATCTCTTGATAAAATTGATGAGCTTGCAGAGATTTTTAATGCTATACCCGCACCAATTAATGCAAGTGACACAAATACAGCTGAACAGTTTTTAAATTTATTCAATATTGCTCTTCATGGGCAGTCAGGTTTACAGTACATGCTTTATAAGCAAGGTGAAAAAGGCATTAATAAATACATTAAGGAAACCGTTGATGTGCTAAAGGGCATGGAGAAAGCAAATAACAAGGCATTAATTAATATTTCAAACTCTGTTGATAATTTTATAACAAGATCAAGACAAGCACCTACAATATCAACATTAAACGCAGGTGAGTCAAGGGACTACGAAAAAGCAATTGAAATAATAACTGATTTTGAAAATGATCCAGACAAAACCTTAGAAGACTTAACAACAAAAAACAAGATTCTTTTTGATAATGCACCTAAAACATCAGAGGCTTACTCATCAAAAATGATGCAAGTTTTTCAGTTTTTAAAAGAGAAAAAGCCAAATTCATACGAAGGGATAGGTTACTTAAATAATTACAAACCATCTAAATCAGCAAAGCATAAATTTATGAAGTATTTTAACTATGCCAATAATCCTGATTTGGTACTTAAACAACTTAATGATGGCTTAGTTTATCCAGAGGGTGTTGAAACTCTTAGAGCATTATATCCTAAAACATACGAATTAATTTATGATGAAATAACATCAAGGGTTAGTGAAGTTAAATCTTTAGATTATCAACAAAAGAAATCACTTTATAAAATGCTATCTGTCATGGGTGCTAGTTCATTAATGCCTGTAAACTTACAAGTATTGCAAGGACAGATGCAACAAGATCAGGCACAGATACAAGATAATAAAAGAAACGTAAACGAGTTAAGGGTTACTGGCTTAAGAGAAGTTTCTCAGGCTAACAGATTTAAGACTAAGCTCGATAATTTATCATAAGTAATATTTTTCTCATCAGTCATAGAGAGTCTAGGGGTACAACCTAAGCCTACAAGGGGGACTGATGGGACGTAGACGATTTTCAAAACCATACGACATTTTTAACAATCAAGATATTTCGGCAGATTATGTTAGTGATTGGACAGATGTTTCGCTTGATGACTCTTTAACTTATTTGGTCGATTGGTCTGGTGATGCAGATGGTGAGTTACAAGTTGAAATTGCAAATAAGGATGACCAATCAAATGTGCACACACTTAATTTTGGATCTGTAATTTCTATTGATGACACAATAACACCTAAGCAGCACACAATTCTTATAGATGTAAAAGCATTTAAATATATCAGACTTAAATACATATCAAGTAGTGGTAGTGGAAATATGACTGCAACACTATTTAAAACGGCTAAGGGGGCGTAATGACTTTTATATATCCTCCAGTATCATTGCAAATTGCGGCAAGTCCAGCGTCTTTTTTAGAGGATGGCACTAACACAACTGTCTTAGAGGACACAGAAACCCCTGCTAACTCTAAGCCTCTACCTGTTAAACAGTTAAACCCTGATGGCACAGAGTTAGATCCTGCAACTGAGGCAAAACAAGACGATACTATAACTCAATTAACTTCTATAAACGCAAAGGACTTTGCAACACAGACCACTCTTGAGGCAGCTAGGGTTTTGCTTGCTAGTTTGGACGGTAAAGATTTTGCTACTCAGACGACTCTTGAAGCTGCGAGAGTTTTGCTGGCAAGCCTAGATGGTAAGGACTATGCAACACAAACAACCCTTGCAAGCTTAGAATCAAAAGATTTTTCTACGAGTGCTAAGCAGGACACTTTGCTGGCAGAAATTCAAAAGCTGACTTCGCAAGAAGCTAATAAGAGAGTTATTGATTCTTATTTTAATGCCTCTTTATCAATACCAAGTGGATCAAGAACAGCTGCATTAATGGAAGTGCCAGCAAGTACAAAGGCAGTTGAGCTAGAAATAATTTTAAAGGGTGGTGTTACTGTTTCGATTTATGATGCTGCAACAAGTGGTAACTTGCTTGGTAGAGTTACCAATGGTGGCGGGAAAATACCTATAAGTCTTGCAGCTGCCTCAGAAATATTTCTTCAAAGTGATGGATCAACATTTTCTGCAACTGATTTAACAATGAACTTAATTGGAGTAGACGCATGAGAATAATTTCATTCTTAATATTATTTTTTCTTGTAGCTATCCCTTATGGGTTGACTGCAAATCCTGCTATTATTTGGGGCTCTGGTGGTTATGCTAAAAATTTAGCAGCATCGGGTATAGAGTTAGAATCAGGTCAAACAATAGACGATGACACAACCGCAATAACTTTAAGCAATGGGCTTAATGTAACAGGCACAACAACTTTAAATACATCTTTAAGCGGAGTTGCAAAGCTTTCTAGTGGTGTTGTGAGTGCTGGCTCTGTTGATGTCGCAAGTGAAGTCTCAGGCATATTGCCAATTGCCAACGGTGGAACTAATTCAAGTACAGCACTAAACAATGACTTTGTAATGATATCAAGCGGTGGTGCTATTGTTGAGGACTCAAATGTCTCCACCACAGAGCTTGGTTACCTTGATAATGTTACGAGTAATATTCAAACACAACTAAACGCTAAACTTGAGTCAGTAGACTTAACAAGTGATGTTACAGGCATCTTGCCGATTGCTAATGGTGGAACTGGTAGTGCTACTCAAAATTTTGTTGATCTTACCACTAATCAGTCTATTGCTGGAGTAAAGACATTTACTGAGCAATACGTTGCTGTTTCTACCACCAATGGATCACGACCTTGTCCAGTAATGACTGAAACACAAAAGAATAATATATCAGCACCTAGCGAGGGTGATTGTGTAGTTGATTCAACTAATGCCGAAGTAAACTATTATCTCGATGGTGAGTGGACACAAGTAGGTGGTGGTGGTGGATCTGCTGGTATCAATTTTATATCTGACAATAGCTTTGAAGATGGTGAGCTTGATCCAGATACTACAACTGCTGGCTTAGAGTCATACGAGATTTATACTGTTAACGCTGATTTATATAGCGAATTTAACTTACAACACTTTCAAGTTGATTGGTCATCTCTATCTAGTGCTGATGCCTATGCAAGAGATAGCTTTGCTAGAACTGGCTTAGACGACAAGCAAGGTTTATTTTCTATATGGATTAAATCAACTACTGTAAGCGATCAAGATTTACAACTATGCTTAAGAGTTGATGACAGTGATTATAGTGAAACTTGTGATGATGCTTATTTAATTACAATTACAAGCGATGATACTTGGAGAAAATACGAGATACCTTTTGTTTTTGGTGCAAGTACTGTTGAGTATGAAATATTTAATGAATCTTATACAGGTGCATTAGAAATTAATATTGATAAAATTTATATCGGCACAATACCAGATGGATATATTCAATCTATCAATAATGTTGATACTGATTGGGTTAGTTATACGCCTAGTAATACTCAGGGTTTCGGGAGTATAACTAACAACAACTTGGAGTATAGGAGGGTAGGAGATTCTTTAGAGGTAAGGGGTTACTTTGATTGTGGCACAGTGACAGCGGTTGAAGCTCAAATAGAGCTACCTAACGCACTAGTAATAAAGGATGGCACTCAAACGTCAAATGTAGGTACTTTCCTTAGGGATACAACTACTACTGCCAAGGGTGGTGCAATTTTGTCAACAGGAGGGGATAGTTTTGTAAATTTTAGTAATCTTATATACTCAGATTTAAACCAAAACCCTTTATCACAGGTAACTGCAAACTTGATTACTGCAAATGGTGAGCGTATTTCAATTGAATTTTCCGTACCAATCCAAGGCTGGTCAACAGGTCGCACAGAGGTTGTTAATCAACAAACAGAATTAACGGCTGAGACTGCTAATAGATTAACAGCCACATTTACAGATACAGGCTCATGTAATGAAATAGAAGATGACTTTAACTTTGTTGCATCATGCACAAGATCCGCAACGGGTACATATGACATAGTTTTTGAAAGTAACATTTTTACAAATAAACCTGCTATTCATGTTAGTGCTGGTGATGGTGCAAGTAGAGAAGTTAATTATCAAACTTTAAGCACGACAGGTTTTACGGTTGTTGGCACTTCTTCAGGTTCGCTTCAAGATTTATCTGATTTTACTATAACAGTTACAAAAACAGGTGCAGACGTAAATAAATCAATTAATGTTGTAGGCAAATTCGCAAACATTAACGATACTCCGTTGTGTAAAGTTAAAGCAAACAGCAACGATGGAAGTGCGGTATCGACCACAACTGGCTATGATTTTACAATCGAAACTGAAGATAACTGCAATGCCTTTGATGGTAATGCTTTTACAGCACCCAGATCATCAAAATTTTTTATAAGTGGTTTAGTTAGAACTACAAGTACGGCAAGTTACATTATAGATGTTTTTTTAAATGGTACAAAACTTAAGTCTTGTTCAAGCAACACAAGTGGCTTTGTAGTCAGATCGTTTAATTGTGGAGAAATAACGCTAGCTAGTGGTGATGTTGTTACAATAAGACCAAATAGCTCGCTTACTCAAGATACTACCGATGATGAAAACACACACCACATCTCAATAACCGAACTCCCAGACTTATCAGCAATAGTTAAAAATTTAAGTAAAGAAGATGCTACAGTTGCAGCTAGGTACACGACTAATACAACTACAAGCTTAAACGCAACACCATCTGTAATACCTTTTGAAGATTTGGATTTTGACACACATAACGCCTATAACACTAGCACTGGTGTATATACTGCACCAGTAAGCGGCTATTATAGAATAAACGCAACAATAACCTCTGGGGGCACTTCTTGGTCTACTAGTAATAGTTATTGGATGATTAAATTTTACAAAAACGGTTCTGAATTTCATCAATCTTACACAAGAAGAAGCTCTACAGGTTCAACTGCTCTTTCACACACAGCTTCAACTTTAGTATATTTAGCTGAGGATGAAACTTGTTCTGTTTATGGTCAATCTAATATAAGCACAAATTTAGCAGGTGTTGGAAATATAAATAATTTTTCAATCAGTAGAATTAAGTAGGTGATTAAATGGAAAACTTTGAAATAGACTTTTACAAAACAATTTCAATAGGTGCCGTACTTCTTGTTGGTTGGTTCTTAAGGTCTATATATAAAAGATTCTCTGACTTTATGGCGAACACTAGCAAGGCTATAAATGAAAACGCCAAGACTGCAAGTGATAGCTTTAAAGAAGTAACTCAATCTATTAATACACTAAATGTTAGCGTAGAAAAACTAATACTTAAATACGATCACAGCTATGAGTTAATTAAAAGAAATGAGCAAAGCATAGCTGATATTCAGCATGAAACACAAAAATCAAGAGACAGATTACATAAACTCGAAGGCAGTAATAGTCAAATATTAGAGTTTATGAAAGAGGGTAATCAATGAAATCTCTAATGATGTTAATGGCGTTTCAGTATTTAAATGTACCCTACAAGTGGGCAGGCAATAATAGGAACGGCTTAGATTGCTCAGGATTCGTTTTAAAAGTACTTCATGATGTTGGTTACACTCTGCCTGATATGACAGCACAGGGTATCTATAACCATTGTTTAAAGCTTGATGGTGAGTCTAGTCTTGATTGCGATTCGCTTCTATTTTTCGGTAAGAACACCAACAACATTACTCACGTGGCAATATCACTGGGTGAGGTCGATAATACACCAATGATGATTGAAGCAGGTGGCTCAGGTCGTGATTCTTTAAAAATGTCAAAAGATGAACTACTTGAGATTGATGCCACAGTAAGAATTAAACCTATCAGCAATAGAAGTGATTTAGTTGCTGGTTTTAAAATACCTTATAAGGAGAGATTATGATTAAGTTTATTGGGATGATTTGCCTCATGCTTGTTGGCATGATGTTTGGAATGGATGCGATGGCACAAGTAGATCCAGAGCAAGGTGCTGCTTTATTAAAGCCAGTCCTTGAGGTTCTAGCAACTTATTTACCTGAGAATGTAATTGCTATTATTGCATTGATTGGTGGTTTTAGAGTTGTATTTAAGCCATTGATGGCATTACTTGAAGCTGTAAGTATTTACACACCAACTAAGAAAGATGATGAACTTTACAAGAGTATCAATGAGGGTAACACCTACAAAACAATTAAGTTCTTATTTGATTTTATTGCCTCAATAAAACTACCAGAAAAAAAGAAATAATTATGAATCTTGCGACTGCACTTATTGCATCTTTAAAGTTTGGCTTATCAATATGGGACAATAAGGAAAGTCGCAAGTACCTCGATGAGGTTTTAGATTTAGAAAAAAAGAGACTCTATGAAGAAAATAAACCTGAGCAAAATCGCAATCATGCTGTTCTTGATAACATCGACGCTCGCCTGTGCATCATATCTGAAACAGTTGCCAAGTTTGGAAAATCGAACGCTCAGGATTGATGCTGAGACTCCACGCTTTAGGTATCAGTATGAGAAATGCAATGGCAAGATGTGGCCATTTCGTAGGTGTTGGATTGAAACAGAGTTCTTTGATTTCACAAACAAAGAAACACGAATGAAGCTTAAAAATATGGGCTTCAAATTAAAAGTACTCAGGTGATATGAGCAAGCTGAAACTACACGAAACTATTTCAGCTTACAAAAAACTTGCAAAAGACCTAGAAAGAACACCCCGAATAAAAGACATACATAATCACTTAGGAATTTCAGAAAATAAATTGAGAGCACTTGGTGGACACAACAGCTTATGTAGAAAAGCTGGATTAACACCAAATAGAAATACAAAAGAATCAGATAAAATTGATGTTTATCAAGGTGCACCAAAGATATTTTGCTTTGACCTTGAAGTCCTTGCATTGGTTGTTAAAACGTATGGTCTATATAATCAAAACATTAGGCCATCAAGAATTGTTAATGATTGGAGCATACTTTCATGGGCAGGGAAGTTTTTAGACGAGAAAGAAATTTACTACTATGACACAAGAGAAGAAAAGAATGTTAGGAATGATAAGTCCATTGTTAAAAAGCTTCATACTCAACTTAATAAAGCTGATATAATTCTGGGCCATAACTCTGATAGGTATGATATTAAAAAGATAAACGCTAAGTTTTTACAATATGGACTTAAGCCAGTCCACTTCTCAAAACAAATTGATACTTTAAAAATTGCTAGAAAGTACTTTAAAATTACAAGTAATAGACTTGATTTTATTGCTAAGTTCTTAGGTCTTACACCAAAGAGAATAACTAGAAAATTTTCATCTAATGAAGAGATGTGGGACGAGTGCGAAAAAGGAAACATCGAAGCATTTAAAGAGAATAAGAAATATAATATTCAAGATGTTGAAACCACAATAGAAGTATTTGATAAATTAAAAGCATGGGATCAATCACTTAATTTCCAATCTTATTATGGGCGTGCAGTTTGTGTGTGTGGTTGTGATAAGTTTATAAAAAAAGGCTTCAGATACACCAAACAAGGTGCATATCAGAGATATGCCTGTGATAAGTGCGGAAAGAAATATTCAGGTAAAGAAAACTTAATTGATAAGGATGATAGAAAGTTATTTCTTAAATAGTATTATGAAATTTAACAAAGGCTCTTTATACAAAATAACATTCTTAGATCACTGCGTCGGAATCAAGGAAGAAATGAAATGTCACGCAGTGGGGTGGGTTATACATTCCACCAAATTAAGTGTTACAATATCTCACTGGATAATTGATAGTTCTTGTGACGAAACAAAAATGCAGAATATAGAGCCAACAACAATCGTTAAAAGCACTATTTTAAAAGCTAGATTAATAAAATAACACAACGGCAACAAACCGTAACATCAAAAATGGACACCTTTTGGACACCTTTTAAAATTAAAATAAAGTTATATTAATAACTTAACTTAATAATGGTGAAAATCCGATCCTCTCCTCCATACTTTTAAGGCACTTTTTGAGTGTCTTTTTTTATGCTTAAAAAACAAGAGTTTATACGATTAAGCTAATCATAGAGGGGCTTTGAGCGAAACTATCATAATTTAATTTGTTGCAGTTTGTTGTGATAAATTGTGGTAAATTTCAGTATATTTTTACAACTGGACACCCTTGGACACCTTTTGGTAAGTATTGCGGACACCTTTTGGACACCTTTATTTTGGAGAATAAATGGCCATAGAAAGAATCGAAACTGAGTCAGGTGTGAGATATAAAGCTGTTTACAGTTATTCTCACAACGGCAAAAAGAAAAGATTAACTAAGCGATTTAGTCGCAAGGGTGATGCTCAAAATTGGCTTATTCAACAGGGTGCATCTAGCCCTGATACAAATAAAGAGATTGATTCCAAAATAGATTCTAAGATTAATTTAAAAGACTTCTGTGCACAATGGCTAGCTAGGCGTGAGCTAAGAGTAACCGATGGCACACACACTGAATACAAATCCAAGCTTGAAAAGAAAATAATTCCTAATCTCGGTGCAACTAAAAATGTTAAGGATATATCATTGAAAGACCTTGAGGACTTGCTTGTGCATCTCAAGTCACTAAATATGAAACCTAAGACAATTAATCTGTATATAACTTTAATGAAGCAGATTTTTAAAGATGCTTATGAGAAAGAAGTTATTACAAAGGATCCATCAAAGAATATCGACCTTTTAAAAGTTGAAGAAAGAGAAATCACTTACTGGAGTAAAGAAGAAATTGATTACTTCATAGGCAAATCAGAGTCGTGGGAATTTTTCGACTTGGTTATGGTGGCATTGAATACTGGAATGAGACTAGGGGAGTTATCTGCTTTACGTCCTATGGATATAAACTTTGAGCAAAACATCATAAGAGTCACAAGGACTGTTAAAAAGAATCTAAGCATAGGATCAACCAAAGGGAAAACAAATCGCTCAGTACCAATGACCAAAAGAGTTAGATCGATTCTAAAAAAGAGAAGCAAGTTAATCAATGTCGATGATCTTATATTTAAGCACAAAGGTAATATTATAAACGTATCAAAATTCACAGATCGATACTGGAATAGACACCAGTTTAATATTAACTGCGATAGAATTATAAGATTTCATGACTTAAGACACACCTTTGCAAGTCATTTCATGAT